GGTCTGACGGCGCTTAGTGCTGAATTCACTATCGGCGAAGGTGAGTTGATGGCTCATGATGTCCCTCTGGGATGCGCTCCGGATGAATATGATGATCTCATATCAGGAACTTGTTCGCACCTTCCCTTACACACAGCGCAATGTTGTTAGATTACCCCAGCATGGATCATGGGTGAAACAGTAGGTCAGAGCTTCAGGCTCTGTGTTGTCAATACAGTGAGGCATAATTATGGCTTTCATTCAACCAACCATCGACGACGTTAGACATTGCTCTAACGCTTTATCTGTAGACCCTGCCGAAACCGACGCTGCCCGCGCCATTGCTGAACACTACTCAAAGATATCCAATCAGGAGTACCGCATCACCCAAGACGACCTGGATGACCTCACTGACACAATCGAATATCTCATGGCAACTAACCAGTTAGACTCACAATAAATGCACTAATAAATCTATTATTTTTGTTTGATCCCTCTATAATATAGGTCAGTAATGACCGGTTTTCTCAGCCGGGCGTTATTGACCATGTCAATTCTGGAGGAGGATCAATGATAAATTATGTCTACGGCGAACAACTGTACCAGGAGTTCGTCAGCTTCAGGGATCTCTTTCTAAAAAAAGCTGTTGCACGCGCCCAACACGTTGATACAGCCAGCGACGGTCGTCCTGTACGCCCGGTTGTCGTTCTACCGTTCAAAGAAACTGACAGCATTCAGGCTGAAATTGATAAATGGACTTTAATGGCGCGGGAACTGGAACAGTACCCAGACCTCAATATCCCAAAGACTATTTTATATCCAGTGCCTAACATCCTTCGCGGTGTTCGCAAGGTTACAACTTATCAGACAGAAGCTGTGAACAGCGTCAACATGACCGCTGGCCGCATTATTCATCTGATTGATAAGGACATTCGCATCCAAAAAAGCGCGGGGATCAATGAGCACAGTGCGAAATACATAGAGAACCTGGAAGCAACAAAAGAGCTAATGAAGCAGTACCCAGAGGATGAAAAATTCCGTATGCGCGTACACGGCTTTAGCGAAACAATGCTGCGCGTCCACTACATTTCCAGTAGCCCTAACTACAATGATGGTAAATCAGTGAGTTACCATGTGCCACTGTGTGGCGTGTTTATCTGCGATGAAACTCTCCGTGATGGAATTATCATCAACGGTGAATTCGAAAAAGCAAAATTTAGCCTTTATGACTCCATAGAACCGATCATCTGCGACCGCTGGCCGCAAGCAAAAATATATCGCCTGGCAGATATTGAAAATGTAAAAAAACAAATTGCCATCACTCGCGAAGAGAAAAAGGTCAAATCAGCCGCATCAGTTACGCGCAGCCGCAAAACTAAGAAGGGGCAGCCAGTAAACGACAACCCCGAAAGCGCGCAATAGTTTCCATCCGGCATGGTTAATGAGTTATTCATTAAGCCATGCCAGAGCTTCATCAACCTGCGCTTCGTCTTCGACGCTAAGCACTTCATCTTGGGGAACATAGTTCGCCAACATAGCGAAACAATATGTATCCCAATGGTCCGGTGAGTGCAGGTTGAGTTTTTTCTTCATATCTTCCTTTGACATCACCTTCCATTGACCTGCGGAATTTATCCCTACCGGTATCTTTGATGCTTCCTCTATAGTCGCAGCCCCCTTATCAAGCCTCATACGCCCTGATTTTACAGCTTCTGCCGCCTGAATATTCGCGAAAGCGCGCATATCGAAATAAAGGCTTTTATCTTCACGGCTGTGCATCTTTTTACCCCAGCGGATACGCTGGACGGTAATGCCATAGCGTTCGTACATTAGATCAGCCGTCGATTTCCCCAAGCCATCGCCATCAATAGCTATGGTTATGTTCGGGAACCGTTCTGGGTTACATTCTGCGAAAATCTTGGCGGCTAACTGCGTTTCTGTAACGTCTGTGTATTCCAGCATACGATAGTTGATTACACGGCGTTTATTTCGCTGGCCGGACACCATCATGATATTAATAACGGACTTATCTCGTCCTGTGCCACCAGCAACGTCAACACATGCAACCCAGCCCCATCCTTTGGCAATCTTGACCTTTCGCCGCGTCGCCCGCTCAACCTCATCACGACCAAGAAGAAAGCCATCTTGAGATTTGGGAAATTCACCACGTACTTTGATCATGTACATGGGGTTATCACGACCGCCATACTCCGCAAGTTTTGCTCGTATAAATTTTGCATCTACAAGCGGAGATTCTTCACTATTCAGTATTATCGCAGTAAACAATCCATCAGGATTTCCCGGGCGAATAGCTAGTCTGTGGTGTGAATCGTAGAAATAGCCTGAAGGTCGCGTAGGCTGGGAAAGAAGCAGAATACGGTTATCCTTACCGGTCAGCGCACCTGTTATCACACTGAATGCTTTATCACTCACACCCGACGCTTCGTCGATGATATACAAGAGATGATCGGCGTGTTCACCAGCCAACGCCTCCTCATTTCCGGGGCGACAGGACTTTATCAATATTGTCCAAACACCCTTGCCAGTCACCTCAAAAAAAGACGTTTCTGTAAGAATGAAATACTTCGACAACCACGGGAATCTGCTAACAGCAGTAGCCCAATTGCTCTTTATGTATTTGAAAATACCATCAAGGACTTGCTGTCTTTTGTTAGCGACCAGAATGACGCGAGCGCCGGGGAAAAACATGATGAAGAGTATTGCAATGATACTCGTCATATCCGATTTACCAGTACCATGGCCGGAGGTCACACTTGTCCAACTGCCGTCCTGCTGCGTGGACTCAATGATCTCATCCTGCTGCCAGGTTGGTGTCTTCCCAAACAACACATCAGCGGCCGCAATCCAGTCATAACGATATAGCGCCACCAGCTCGCGCCAACGTGGGTCCGTTACGCAACTTCTGGCCATTAATCATCATCCCCGTACAGTTTGCGGGTAACTTCTTCGTCTTCCTCCTCGTCTTCGTCCAGATCCTGTTCAAGCCATGCTTCGTTTGATATGCCTTCCGCATCGACATCACCATAACCACCTGTATCGACGATATCGGCAATTTCTTCTCTACGATGCTCAATCCACAATGCCGCATCAGCGCGGCGGCTGGCGGCCCGTTCTCGCGCGATTTTATCCAGATCTTCAAGTGATGGAGCGCCAGATGCTGTTTGGTTTTCCTCATCATCGGTATTGGTCTTAGGAGCACGCAGATCGGCTTTGATTTGCTCCAGCATCAGGGGCGGCACTTTTCCTCCATGCGCCTCGATGAATTCAGCCGCTTCCAGCACTGACCAGTTATTTTCACGCTTTCGTTCGTATGCCAGCTTAACAATGCCAGCTTGCCCCATAGATAAAGCGTGCTTTTCCGCCTCCCGGCTTTCTTTTCGATAGTTATTCCGGATGCTGTAAATGGTGTTGATCAGGCTGCTTATCTGCGCGGAACAGCTGTTTAGCATGCTCGCGATACGGTATTCAGGCGGAGTACCTTCATCATCGTCTTTTTGCTGATCGCGCATTTCCTGCACCAGGCGAATACACGTATCCCTGGCGTTCTCCAGCATAAGGAGATGAGAAAGAGACTTTTCCAGAAGAGTGGTTTCCAGAACATCGGCCCCGGACCGACGCAACATAGCGCGCGCGGCCTTCCGCGCTTCAACGTTATCTATCAGGTAATCGCCAGCTTCGAATTCAAAGCGTTCACCATCATCATCCAGGGTGTCGCGTTCCAGGCGATCACGTAAGGTACGGTGGGCGCGGGTGATCACGTCATGATCATCAGAACGATCATTTATGCGCTTATTTTGGCGCTTAGCGTTCTCGACTGCGGCACTAACAACAGCATTAACTTTTTGTTTTTCAGCCATTTCAGCCACAACGTAATCACCTGCACGTTGATCATTAGCGTGATCAATGATCATGCTTTTTAGTGGTTTCCTGACAGGCTTATTTGGCTTAGGGGTTTGAGGGCCAATGATGCAAAAAACCACGCTAACAGCGTTAGTTCATTGTTTATATTGAAATTGATAGGTACTGCGTTTACAGCCACTTCAGTCGTCATGGTGGGGCTGAGGGACGGGTCCGCTTGGAAAAAGGAAATTATCCTACTATAAGGGCTTCCCCGAACAGTCAACGCCGGTTTTTAATTTCTGTCTGTTCATCAATGAAAGGCAAGGGATAAGACTGCGCTACTATAAACGGTC